GTTTGGGATTGAATTTAGAAAATCAGAATTAATAGATGAAAATAAAAAATATTGTGATAATTTAGAAAATATAAATTTTTTGGATAAAGTTAAATTTAAAGATTGTTTAGAAAAAAATTGTAAATTAAATAATTCAAAATGTTTTGAAGATGTATGTAAAATGAAATTAATAGATGATGAAGTAGTAGATACAGGTGACAGAATTTATGTAAATAATAAATGTTATCAACAAACTAAAAAAGATATTCCTTATTTATAAATGAAAACATATGTATTTTTAATAATATTTTTAATATTAATAATATTAACAATATTATTTTATAGTAAAACAGAATATTTTGCCGATTGTATTATACATATTAAAAATAATGAAAATATATGTAATTCAAAATATTCTGATAAAGGTGAATTACAATTGATATATGATAGATATATGAGTAATGATGTTGATGAAATTAGGAAAATTTATTTAAATAAAAAAAAATATAATATAAAATCTTGTCAATTAAAATTAGATAAATTATATCGTCCAGATAATTTAAACAATAAAAAAATTATATTAGATAATAGTTTAAATACCAATATACCCGAAAGTACTTCTGAATGGGCTAATTGTCATTTTGATGATACTATAGATTTAAAAAATTTAAATGTAAAAAATAATAGAGTCTTATTTAATAATCCAGATTATGATAAAACAATAAAAAATATTTGTTTAAATTACGATAAATTAATAACAGTTCCGGATAGTAATGTTTTTAAAAAATTATTAAAAATTGAATGTTATATTAATGAAAATTTTAGTATTAATTCACCAAAAAAACCAGAAGAAATAAATATAAAATCAATAAGAATAGTTCATTATGATGGAAATAATATGGAAATCCAAGAAGATAATGAAGATTTTATAAATACATTTTTTACTTTATATTATAATATAAATGAATTTATATATATTCCAATAAAAAAAGAATTTAAATTTAAATTATTTAAAAATAATATATGTAATAAATATGTAGAAGATGATATAAGATTATCAAAAGAATTTGATATCGGTGAAATTGGTTTAACAAAAATAAAATTGTTAGATAATCCATTTAGTGATTTAAAAAGTCTAGAAAATGATAATTTTGCAATTAATAATGATTATACAATTGGTATTAAAGATAAAGAAAACATGGAAGAAATAATAAAAAATAATATTAATGATGTTAAAGATGATTTATTAAATAATACTAAAAATCGTTATGTTAATTGTAAAAATAAATTAAATTTAGAGAAAGTAAATAGTAATACATATTATTCAAAATGTGCAAAATCGATAAGAAAAGCGACAGGTAAAAAACGATTATATGGAGATGATAATTGTGTTTATTATGATTGTGACCATCATAAAATAAGATGTGATTTAACAAATGTAAATAAATTTATTGATAAATTAAATGATGTAGAAGATATTAATGATATAATGAATGATAAAAGTTTAAAAGATAGTGTAAAAGAAATTTCTGAAAAACCATATAATATATGTAAAGATAAATCAGATTATATTAAAGGTGAATTTGTTGATAATTTAGATAATATTCAAAAATATAGTTCTATAATTATGGATCAAAAATATAAAGATAAAGAATTAAGAAATTTTGATAATAAAAACTTAAAATGTGATTTTAGTTTATTAAAATATATTTCACAAGATAATTGTATTTATATTGAAATAAATTAAATATGATAGAATAAAATAAATATGAGTTGTACTAAAGGTTGTTCTGAACCGTTAAAAACAAAATCATGTCCAATGTGGATGGCAGATGGTAGAGTAACTACAGATTATAAACCAAGATGTGCTGTAAATGAAGAATTAAATCAGATATTACTAAATGAAAATAAACAAATAAGTTCATATAATTTAAGAATGTATTTACAACAAAATGCAGAAAAAGAAATGGAACGACAACGTAAAAATTCATTAAGAGATGTTGCAGATTGTGTGCCTTGTAGAAATATAGTTAATAATAATATTGTTCATCCAGAAAGATATGTAGTATCTTGTAATGAAGTTTCATGTTCTCGTAAAGAAGTTTCGCCATCTGGGTTAGGTGATGGTAGAAATTATAACTGAATATTATTTTTTGTATCATTCCAACCTAATTCAAATAATATTTTAGAACGATTATAATCCGTATATATAAAATCAATTAATTTAAATTTACGATTCCACATATTATAACTTATATCTATTCCTTTCTCAAATGTATTTTTTTTATTAAAATAACCATCTATTAATTTATGTTCCTTATATTTATAATAAAAACTATTACCAGATATTAATGGTATATATGAACTTATATAACATAATTCAATTAAATTATCCATATTTTCAAAATTGTCAAATACAATTTTTTCATAATTATTATATGAAGTTGTACTAATAGAAATTGGTATATCAAGATTTTTATGTTGATATCTTTTTTTTAATTTTTCTTTGGCATTAATAAGGAAGTAATCTAAATTAAGAGGTAAATAAATTTTACTATTTTTATCTATATTTAATATATCACATAAATTATCATAATTATCTAATTTATTTTCATAATGAAATAAAAGAGCACAAAAAGCGCCACCAGATATTCCACGTAATTTATAATTTGAAATATTATAATTGTGCTTTATATAACTAGTTATACCTAATGAATAAGGTAATAATAAACCAGTTGAATGAAAATTTAAAAAATATATGATTTACTTAAAGTTACAAAAGACAATAATAAAAATAAATATTTCATATTATTAATAATAATGGATATAAATATTCAAGGAGATAAAGTAATAATTAACGGTAATATTAATAGAACATTTCGTTAAAGCTAAACTTTTAGCCGCAAATCCAATTGATCGTATGAGTAATTATGCTGGTAGTGGATTACCATTTCCATGTTCGGATATTGCATTTGATAATACACCAAATATTCATCATATAAATACACCATCTTTTACAGCAACTTTTCAGTTATCCAAATAGTTTTTATATGCCAAATGGAATTGATAAAGTTCCTACCAACAATTTATTTAATTGTTGATGATGAAATTTATGAAACTAAAGTTCTTAAAGATCCATTACCATTAAAAACTTTAACTTATAGACAATATGAATCTAGAGAAAAATTTCATAGTTATAAACATCATAATTTACCGATTGCTAATCAATATGATGTTATGGTTGCTTATAAAGATATGAAAACTAAACAAAATATTAGTTAAATAATTCATTTTGAATTACTAATCTTTTAATATCATTTGAAGCTTGACTATGTGTCATTATTTCATATTTATTTAATTCTTTACACATAAATACCAAATATATATTTGGATCATAACTTATTATGTTTTTCAATTTATTTTTATAAATTAAATGGTCCTTATAAGAACATGGATATTTTAATAATTTTTCATTTTCTAATTTTACTTTTAAAATATCAATTTTTTCTTGTAATAATTTAATTTTATGTTCTTTAGATAAATGTCTGTTTAAAGAAATGGATTCATCAATAATAATCATATCAACATATGGTTCTTGTTTCCAATTATTATTTTTTAATTTTTCATAATAACGTAGATCAATCATAATTATTTATTTTAATATATTTATTATCATTTTTTTTGATACACAACCAGATAATTTATAATTATCTGGAACATTTGATATTATTTTACCATCTTCAATATAAGATGAACGATGTTTTTCTTCAGAAATTTTAAAAACACATCTTGTAACTTTATCTGGATTTATTAACAATGCTAATAATGATACAATTAAATTAAATGACCAATTAAAATAATAAATATATTTCAAATCTTTTATTTTATTTAAATGTAATTTTATTTTATCTCTAATAAAACTTGTTCTTATTACCATTAAATTATCATTTGGTATAGTTGGTTCTTGTAATGTTGAATTTTGATATTCTTTATTAAATATTAACTTATATAATAACTTAAATTGATCATCATCACTTATTTTTATTTCATTAAATATTGAATCTATTTTTTCATTATCTTCTGAAAAATTTGCTTTTAAATAATCTTTTATACCAAATGATCTATAAGGACAATATTGAGTTAATGTACAAAATAATAAATTATTTGCACGATTATCTAATATTTTAAATAAATCATCTTTTATTGGTTCTTCAATTAATACATCATCATTCATTTTTAATATATAATCAAATTCATTACCAATTTCTTCCCAAAATGTATATAACATATAATAATTTAAATTTCTTTCTTCTATTTTATCCCAATCTTTTGTAATATTATATTTTAAAGACTTATCAATATTATTATCAATAATTGGATTTTCTAATTTAATATCTTTAAAATTAATTAAATTTCTACAATCATTACGAATACCTAATAATATTTCTTCTTTATCATCTTTATTTAAATCTGTTGATAAAATATATACTGGATTTTTATATTCTGAATTATAATTTTTAAATAAAAAATATAATGTTAATTTAATGTGAGATTTTCGATTTCTTTTGGTATAAATAAAAATACCGTTTTTCATATTTATTTAAAATAATTGTCATACCTTTATGTAAAATGGAAGTATCAAATGAAAAATATAAAGATTTCGTATTTTCAAGTATCTCTGAAAATGAACAATATAAAAAAGTATTCATTGTTTCATTACATGATGATAAAGAACATATGAAAGAAAATATACCTTATGTTACTATTGTTTCTAACCGATATTTATTTAAACTTAATAATAAAGAATATTTTGTTCCTAGAATCATAAAGTATCTTTTAATTTTAGATAAAAAAAAAGATAAACTAATAGCTAATGATAAAATCTTAAAATTTTTAGATGATTATATTAGATTTTTATCTAAAATAGAAAGAATACTTTTAATATTACGTAGTGATATTAACAATCTTGATTTTTATATGTTAAGAAAAGCTAGTAAAATGATTGATATATTAGATATAATTATCTTTGAATTTAAAAATTCTATTGAATTTTTTATTAACAAAGAATATATAAAAAAATTAGATAATGTTCAATCTTTATTAGAAAGTGTTCGTAATTTAATATCTAATAAAGTTGTTTATTTAGATATATTAAATTCAAGAGTTTTAAATATTGTTTCTTTATCAACTTTACCAATTTTAGTTTTAATGACAATATGGAGTACTTCAGTTAATGAAAATGATAGTTTAATATCTAAAAATAGATATAAAATACTTTATCGTCTTACATTTGTTCTATCATTTACTATAATTTGTGCTATTATTTATTCATATAGAAAAGATTTTACTTAAAAAATCTTATTCACATTTACCAGTTTTTTTATTACATTTATTAGTTGCACAATCAGAATCTACTTTACAATCTGAACTAAAATAATCAACACTATTCATACTAAAATATAAATAAACAGTTATTAGAGAAATTAAAAATGCTATAATAAATCCAAATAAATATTTAGAATCTAATTTTGTTTTAACCATCTTTTAATATATATAAAGATTTCTTTAAATTATTATAATAAATTATGTCAGATTTATTTACACCTAAAGATCTGCAAATAAAAACTCAAGAAGATATATATTGGTCTAACAAAGATATTTTAGATGAATTAAAAAAAATTAATAAAAATCTTCAAGTATTAACAGAAGAAATTAGAAATAATAAAACCCAACCTAATTTATTTGATCTATTTGGACAAATTCAACGCAATAAAGATGATGATTCTGATGAAGACGATGAAGATGATGAAGACGATGAAGACGATGAAAATGATGAAGAAGAAGAAGAAGAAACAGAAGAAACATCTAAAATTAGTGATGTTGATTAATCCATTTTAAAACAATTGGATGTGCTTGGAAAGCCATCTCATCTAAACTTATAATATTGATATTTTTTAAACTTTTACCTCTAGATAAAGCTGTATATGCTTGACCATATGAAAATATTTTTTTTCCAATATCTATTGATAGATAGTCTATAGTTGCACCTTGACTTTTATGAATCGTTATAGCATAAGCTAATTTTATTGGCATAAATAATATTTTTAAATTTTTTACATAATCGTTTGGAACATCTTGACTATATAAATTTATTTCATATATATTATTTTCAGTTTTTATTATTACTGATGCTTCTTTTATATCAATTATTATTCCTCTTGTTCCATTTATTAATTCATTTTCAATTGAAATATTCTTTGTAATCATTATTTGAGCACCAACGCATAATAATATATTATAATCTTTTAATTTTTCTAATAAATAATTATTAACTTTTTTATTATATGTTGCTAAAAATACTTTTGATTTACCTTTTAATTTATCTAATTCTTTTTTATTTATTAAATCAACATCAACATTATTTGGATATAATATTGTTGGTTTTATATCACTATTATTAAATGATATATTTATATTTTTCTCCAATATCTCATATATCTGTTTTGTCATATTTCCATATCTTAGTTTTGCTAAAATTAATTGAAATAATTTATCATTACTTTGTCTAACTATTTCTTTTAATTCAACAATTTTAGGATTTAAATTAATCCAAGAATTACTAGTAAAACAAAATGTATTAGAAACTGGTGGTAATTGAAAAAAATCCCCAACAAAAATAACTTGAATACCACCAAATTCTTTTTCATTTTGTTTAATTGTTTTTAAAATAAATGAAATTTCATCACATAATATATTATCTAACATAGAAACTTCATCTATAATTAAAATTTCTAAATTATATAATTTTTTATAAGTTGCATTTTTTCTTTTGATTAATTCTTCTGTATGTTTTTTTATATTTTGATTTGGTTTTAATCCAAAAAATGAATGAACAGTAGTTCCATTTATATTAATTGCCGCACAACCAGTTGTTGCAGTTATTCCTAATTTTCTATGTAAATTTTTATTTATGATATATTGTAAAATATAAGATTTACCAGTTCCTGGAGAACCAGTTAATAATACATTATGACCTTTTAATATAATTTCAATTGCATTTGTTTGACTTTGTGTTAGCATTATATGATTATTTTTCTTATTTATATCATTTTTTCTTTATTAGAATTAAAATATACCTGATGTAAAAAAAACTGGTATCAAAAATCCACAGTTCCTTCATAATTCCATAAAAAAAAAGAAATCAACAAAATACACGAAGTTTTTTATTAGTTAGAAGAAAGGTGAAAATAAAACTTCAAATTCCACCGGTTAGTGTCTTAACTAGACAAATAACACCAACTGTATCTACAAGTTTAACAGAAACACTTAAAAATACGAAATTATAACATATGTATCAAATAGCATGTAATAATTTTAATTTATGACATTTAGTCATTGTAATATATTTTGATTCATCATTTTCATAGGAATCTTTATTATATTTATTTAAAATATTTTGAATATCATCAACTATATATTTCCAATAAATATAATCATAATTTTTATAATCTGGATTTTTACTAGTAAATCCATAATAATAATCGGAATCTTCTTTATATTTTAAAAAATATAAAATATTATTATATTTATCTTTAATTTTATAAAATAATCCCCATATTAACGGGGTTTTAATATCTTTATTATGAAAAATATATGTTTCTTTATATATCATTTATTTATATTTGTTAAAATTCTTTATATAAAAAATGATAAAATTATATAAATTTATTTCATATAATGTTCTGTTATAAATTTAATAATGGTTATTGTAATGACCGTAATTGCAAATTAGGTTTTCATAAAATATGTAAAAATAATCTTAAGTGTATAGATGTAAATTGTATATATGGGCACGGAACTTCTTTAATAAAAAGACATATTATTAATCATATATATAATAAACATCTAATTAAAAATGAAAATAATTTAGAAACTTGTTTTCATTCAATTAATTGTTTTAATGAAAATTGTAGTAAATATCATGAATTAGATAAAGAACATAGAATATTTATAAAAACTATATTGAATAAAAATATAACAGATGATATTTCAATAATGAGATTTGAAGATAAATATAAGTTTAATTTAAATTACTTTGATGATTTTTTAAATTGCAATTAAATAAATGATTGGTGGTATTCCAAGAAATCCAAATTCTCGCGTCCATAAACGTTCAACTGCGCTAAACAATGCAAATAAATCTAAAACAAATGCAATACCAGTAGTAACACAAAGAGTTACTGCAAATTTAAGTCTAGTTAATAAAAAAAAAGAAGAAAAACAAATAACTGCACTAAATAATTTAATTGAAAATTTAGGTTTTAATGAAAAAAAAACAAGAACACGTAGAACGGTTCAAAGATTAGTTCCAGAAAAATTTAAACAAAATACTGCTACTAATACTAGAACGCGTGTTAAACCTCCAGTAAAAAAAAAGAATCAATCCACAGTTAAAAAATCAGTTATAAAACCAGTAAGTGTAAAAAAAAAAACAAACAACAACAGAAGAATTAAAAGAACAAGTCAAAAAAGAATTAGAAACATTTAATAAAAAATCAACTATAAAATATACTGTTGATGGTTTAATTGAAAGTTTAAAACAAAAAATAAGAAAATGTATAGACAAACCAGAAGATGCTTCTGAACAGTTAAAAAATAAAGAACAAGAACCAAAATATATATTATATTCCCAACATTTTAATTCTCTAGATAAAAAAACAAAAAAAAATGTTGAAGATATAAATAGATTAATAAAACAAATTGTTCATAATGAATATGTTACTTCTCAACAATATAGTGGTTTTAATCTAAAAATAGAAGATTGTTTGAGATATAATAGTATTAAAGTATTTTTAGTTGCTGCATTAAATCCTGGAATAAATTTCTTTTAATTTATCTTTACTTAAACTGATATTTTCATTATTTTTTTTTATATATAATCCATACTTACCATTATATAAATAACTTTCATTTTCTATTTTTTTTGGTAAAGAAATTAAAAAATCTATTTCTTTATCATTTAAATTTGTCTTTTTAAATTGATTTAAAAATCCATCTATACCAATATATTTACCATCTATAGTTAATATACATTTTCCATATTTTGTTTTTATTATTTTATTTTTTTCTACTGCTTTTTTTATATTCCTAGCTACTTCTATGGATTTATCAATTTCTTCATTAAAATGATTTAACATATTTTTATAATCAGTTTTACCTTCACCAATTAAATCTATTTGTTTTTCCATTATTTTAGTAGTTTCTTCTTGAATTATATATGTTGCAACTTCATTTAAATATTTTATAATATTTTTACCAATATTCGTATTTAAAATCATTTTATTATTTCCTTTTGTATATAGATCTAATGAAATTTCTTTTTCAATAACTTTATCTAAATTTCTTTCATATTCTAGACATTTTATTTTTTTTACTGGATTAGAACCATATGTAATATATCCTTTATTAAATAAATTATTTAATATTGTAGCAAATGTAGATGGTCTTCCTATACCACTTTTTTCCATTTGTTTAATAATAGTAGTATCATTATATAAAGATAATTTTTCTATTGAAGCTTCAGAATATAACTTTTTAATTTTACTTTTTTTTGGTATATCAATAACTTCTTTATCTATTTGTTTATTATCCAGTATTAAAAATCCAGTAAATTTTAATTTCTTTTTTGTTACAATAAATATATCATCTTTATTTTTTAATTTAATATCATATTGATCAAAAATTGCAGATGAAAATTGAGATGCAATACTTCTTTTCCAAATTAATTTATAAACTGGATTATTATCAACTTCTTTTATATTTATATCTGTAACTCTAATACATTCATGAGCAGCAGTATTTTCACCAAAAATATAATTACGTGGTTTAGAATATTCTGAACCATAATTAGTAATAATATATTCTTGTGCTTGTTTTTTAAAACTATTACTTACAGATATACTTGATGTTCTATGATATGTTATATTTCCTGCTTCATATAATGATTGTAACATTTCCATACATTTTTTACTTGGAATATTTAAAATGGAACTACAATCCATTTGAATTGATGATGTTATATATGGTGGTGGTGGATTTTGTAAAGTTTCTTTTATATCATAACTTATTTTATAATAATCTTCAATATTTATATCTTTAATTAAAGCATTACCAACATATATACTATTTAAAATATTATCAACAAAATCAGCTTTAATTTTATTTGTTTGATTAATTACCGGATTATTTATTTCATCTGTTTTTTTAACAATCATTGCTAAAATTGGACTCTGACATCTTCCCGCACTTAAAGTATTTTGATTAAAATTATTCCATAACAAAGGACTCAATTTATAACCAAAAATTCTATCTGCAAATCTTCTTGCTATTTGACAATTTACACGATTTAAATCTATATCATGCTTTCTTTCTATTGCATTTAATATCGCCGATTTTGTTATTTCACGAAAAATTATTCTATATTTTTTTATTTTATTACTAATAATATCTGAAATAGATTTAGCAATAAAATGTCCTTCATCATCATCATCTGAAGCAAGTAAAATATATTCACAATTTTTAGATAATTCTTTAATATTATTGATACTTTTTTGATTAATATTTTCATAAATACCAGTCCAGTTACTAAAATCAATTGACATTTCTGTTTTTTTTAAATCAATAATATGACCATATGATGCAGTACAAATATATGTTGTTTTTTCATTTGATAAAAATTTAGTTATTTTTTGTGCTTTTTTATTACTTTCAACTATTATTAACACTGTCATTTATAATCCTAATAATTTATAATCATTTTTTATTAAAAAAATCATTTATTTTTTTTATATTCTTATTGGATAGATCTTTTAATTTTTCTTGTAAAATCTTAAAAAAATCATCATCTTTACATTCTGCATTTATAATTTCAGTTCTTTTTATTTGTAATATCTTATTTAATTCATAATATTCTTTATTTTTACATATTGGATTATTAGATTTTTCATTAAAATATGGTATATCGTATCTAATAAATTCTTTTTCGATAATATCATTATTCATTATATCTATACCATATTTATTTAATAAATTATTATATATATCTCTATAAATTATATAATTATATGATGGACATTTAATTTGTCTTTCCTTATATGTATTAGTATTTGATGGTAAATCATCAATAAATATTAATCTATTAGAAATTATTTCATTTGTTGAATTATATTTAATACTCAATAAATCAATTAAACTTTTTAAAGATTTTTCATTTAATATAGTATCTTCTCTTGTAAAAATTGGTTTTGAAAATTTAATTTTACATACATTTTCAATATTTTTTACAATAACATTTGCCCATTTTGTAGTTGATTTTGTATTTATATAAAATAAACATGGTTTATAATTTTTTTTACAAAAATTTATAAAATCTATAAAATATGGTCTTAATAAACCATTTTGTAAATCATCTGAGTAATCATTAATATTTTTATTTTTACTTTTACTTTTATTTCTGGAAATAGTATTTAAATAATGTTCAGATGTACAATAACCAACATCACCTATTATAGTATTATCTATATCAAATACAAAAATATAAGGATTCATTTATTTAAGATAAATGATTTTTTTTTTAATTTATTCCATTCCTCTAATATTTTTTCATCTGAAATTAATTTTTGTTTTTTATTTTCTAAAAAATGATTCCATGAATTAATAATACTATTATTCTCTGGAATTTTAATAGTTAAATTACTCTTTTTCATTTCTATAACTTAATATAAAATAATATTTTTATATGAATATTCCTAATTTCCAAAAAGTTTTTAATAATAATCAAAAACAAATTTATGGATATCTTTATTCTGAAAAAATTGATACAAATACATTTAATAAATTGTTAAATGCATTTAATAATTGGAAAACTATTTCAGATAATGAAATTATTGAAATTAAAAAAATTATTACAAATTATGTTAAATTAAATGAAAATGTAAAAGGATTTACAACAAATGATTCTATTACATTATTTGATAATATGGATAATCATTATTATGCAGTTTTTAATAATAATAATATTGATATATGGTATATAAATGGTTGTTATGATGAAATATCTATTGAAAATTTTGAAGAATTAATATTTATGTTGCAATACTAAAAATGAATTGTATTATTCAAATATGTAGATATTTATTTTATAATTTTACTTTTGAATCTGAAGAATCTTTACTTTCTCAACAAACTTTAGAATATGAAAATTGTATAGATTCTTCACTTTCATCAATATCTGAAATATCTAATGATACTTTTGATAATTTATCAGATTAGTTATTTTATATACTAAAATAAAATGACTTACTTTTGTAAATATCGTCATATTTTCGGTAAAGAAAATGAAGGTGTTCATTCCTATCGGTTATTTGATATTGCTATTGTTGATTTAATAATGACAATTATTTTAGGAATTATTATTTCATATTTTACAAAAATAAATGTATTTTTAATAATATTTTTATTGATATTATTTAGTATTTATATTCATTATATTTTTTGTGTCGAAAGTAAATTTGTAAAGTTATTTAAAAATTTAAGTAAATCATTACAATTGCAATAAGTAACATAATAATAGTTAATCCAGCATAATAATTAAGGAAATTATTATTTTTATATGTTAAAGCAATTCCATTGAAAGTTACTAAACAAATAATAGTATATAACATAATAATCATAGCAATTTTTTTAATCATGTTTGATTTAACTGGATCATTTTCATATTTGCTTGCATATGAATATAAAGAAACAGATAGAACTGTTCCAGTAATACAACTACGGTTGATTGAGATTATATCACCAAAAGAAAAGGTCATTTTATATATAAATTACAAAAAAAATATATAATAAACAATTAGATAATTAGAATTTAAGATAAAAAATATTTCTTTTAATTTTTAAATAATGGAATATGGATTATTCGTAATTTAAGTAGAGATCTTTTTTTACAGAAAGATCTTTTCAAGAAAGATCTTTTCAAGAGTGATCTTTTTTTCAGAGAGATCTTTTTTTCAGAAAGATCTTTTTAAGAGAGATCTTTTTTTAAGAAGGATTTTTTTAAGAAGGATCTTTTTTAAGAAGGATCTTTTTAAGAGTGATCTTTTTTTAAGAGGGATCTTTGTAAATAAAAAGAGATTACTTACAATTAAGAAGATTTTTACAGAGAGATCTTTTTTTAAGATTTAAAAAGATTTTTATATTTTAAAAAAAATTTTATAAAAATAATTTTATATTTAAAAAAGAATTTTATATTTTAAAAAAATATTTCAGAAAGATCTTTTTAAGAGAGATCTTTTTTTCAGAAAGATCTTTTTAAGAGAGATCTTTTTTTAAGAAGGATTTTTTTAAGAAGGATCCTTTTTTAAGAAGGATCTTTTTAAGAGAGATCTTTTTTTAAGAGGGATCTTTGTAAATAAAAAGAGATTACTTACAATTAAGAAGATTTTTACAGAGAGATCTTTTTTTAAGATTTAAAAAGATTTTTATATTTTAAAAAATATTTTATAAAAATAATTTTATATTTAAAAAAGAATTTTATATTTTAAAAAAATATTTCAGAAAGATCTTTTTAAGAGAGATCTTTTTTTAAGAAGGATTTTTTTAAGAAGGATCCTTTTTTAAGAAGGATCTTTTTAAGAGAGATTTTTTTTTCAGAGAGATCTTTGTAAATAAAAAGAGATCACTTACAATTAAGAAGATTTTTATAGAGAGATCTTTTTTAAGATTTAAAAATAATTTTATATTTAAAAAAATATTTTATAAAAATAATTTTATATTTAAAAAAGAATTTTATATTTTAAAAAAATATTTCAGAAAGATCTTTTTTAAGATTTAAAAAGATTTTTATATTTTAAAAAATATTTTATAAAAATAATTTTATACTTAAAAAATAATTTTATATTTTAAAAAAATATTTCAGAAAGATCTTTTTAAGAGTGATCTTTTTTACAGAAAGATCTTTTTAAGAGTGATCTTTTTTTAAGAGAGATCTTTTTTAAAAATTATTTTATAATTCCAAATGTTTAATTTTTGGAACAAATCTTTTTACCGTATTAACTACTTTTTTTTCTCTATTTTCTATATCAAATATTTTATTTACTAAATCTTCACCAGATAAATTTTTATATTCCAACATTTTATTTTTAATATCATTTACTTTCAAAGGAACTAAGCTTTCTTTTTGTCTTGCTTTAACTTTAGAATTATTAATTGAAACATCATGATAATTAAATTTAAACATAAAATCTTTAATATATCCACCCAATGCAGATTGTAACCTTTTTCTTTCTCTTATAGCAATAGAAAGTTTTTTAATTTGATCATCCATTTTTAACCATTCATCCATTTTATTTCTAAAATCTTGAATTTCATCTTCATTTGGTAATTTATCTTCTAATGCATCTTCGATAATATCTAAATTGGAAGTCATCTTAAAAATTAATTTATAATTATTGTTTATATCTAAGAATTTCTTTAATATTTTCTGGTGCATTTAAAGTTTGATTATAATAATTTACAAAATATAATCTAGTATCATCTGTATATAATATAATTAATGGATAATCAAAATTATTAAAAAATATATTACAATTACCAATAATATCCTGAATACTATTTCTTTTAATTTCTGGATTTGTATTTTTGGAAAATATTCTATATTGTATTACTATAAAATTAATATTTACAAATTGTGTTGATGCTTCTACATCTATTATAGATGTATTTAATTTTTCAATAATTTCATTCATAAATATTTCTTTTTCTTCAAAAGATTTTTTATTAAATTTAATATAAACATTATCATTTGGTAAATTACTTTTAATTTCCAATTTATTAAATATTATTTTTTTATAATCAATAATATATAATAATTTTTCAAATCCATCTTTATTACCAAATAAAGATTTAATATTATTATTTCTTAAAGTTTTAATTTGAGTAGAAATATCTTTATTGTTATTTAGAATTGTAATAAGTTCATAAAATGAATAATTATTATAATCTTTACTTTGAATATATTTTAAATTATAACTAGACCATTTATTAGGTAACTTTTGATTAAGTGCATAATTTTCACTATTAGTAAAATTAATATTAAAAATATTATTATTAATTGGATTAGTTTTATTTTCAATTGGAATAAAATCAATATTTTCTTTTTTATTAATAAAAAATTTCTGATAATTTTTTAAAGCTTTATTACTAAATAAAAATCTGTTATTTAAAAATGTTATATTTAAATTCCCAAATATATTATTAAAATTATAAATAATATACCATTTATTAATATCTTTATTTATATTAATAATTTCTTCAAAAAATATATTAAAATATTGAAAAATTTTATTATCAATAAATTGTGAAGTATTTTTATAATTATCTAAAATATAAGTTTTCCAAAAATCATAATTGTTATAAAAATTATCATCAATATTATTATAAATAAAATCAACAATATTATTTAATACATAATCAAGTTTAGTTTCGTCATTTAATGTAATATTATTGTAAAATATAATAGAATCACTAAATAATTTTTGTTGTGGTTCATAAATCAATTGAAAATTATCATTATTAAATTTAGAATTATTAAGTTTATTATGTTTATAATTAAAATAAAAATCATCATACAATATAGTTTTAATATCTGGTAAAAATTCGTATAACTTATGTAAATAAATAGGTTGTATTTCTTGTTTAATATCTAAAAGATAATTATCTTCTAAAACAAAAGAACTTACAGTTAAATTAGAATTTAATAAAATTAATTTAATTTTTAATTTTGAAGATTTAATATTACTAAATAATTCTTCTAAATCAATATCTTTATTAAATTTATCAAATAAATTTATATTTGAAATAGTTGTATTAAATATAAATTGATTGTTATTAATAACAATTGGTTCATAAAAATCATTAATACTATTATAAAATATAAAAATAGCATTATTAGTATTAGATAAATTTTTTAATTGATTATAAGATACATAATTAGGATTAATAACATGAAAATTAGTATCACTTTTATATTTGAAAATATACATATTACATTTGAATAATAATGCAATTAATGAATATAAATAATGTGGATTCATAATTTTTTCATTTTTTAAATAATCAATATATGCAGTTAATGCAGATTCAATAGTTTTTCTAGAACTTTTATTGATAATAAATTTATCTGAAAAAATCTTAGAATGTGATTTATTATAAAAAGATTTCTTTAAAAATTCTCTAACAATTTCACCATTTTCTAATGAAATAAAAGAAATAAAATCTAACGAATTATAAATATGTTTTACTAAATCTATTCTTGATTTAAAATTGAATATTAATGCAAATATATCAATTAAATCATAATTAGAATCAATACCTAATCTAGATGGAACATTGGTAACATTAGATAATAAATATTTTTTATCAATGAAATTAAGAATAATTTTAGATAAACTACCAAAACGTCCTTTGGGTATATTATTATAATTATTTAATACATAATTATTACCAACTGAAGAATTACTTTTAATATCTTTTTTAATATTTTTAATATAACAACATGGTTTAAGATAAGTATTATTAACATAACTAACATATTTAGGTTTGTCTGGTGAATCAAAGTTTTTTACAATATTTTTATAAAGATCAACTGGTTCTTCATTATCATTATTACATTTATCTTTAGTTTTATCTAAAATAGGTTTTTCACTAATAGGACACCAATATCTAGGACAAAAATATGTATTATTATTAATAGTTAAATGATTATCAACACTATTTTCATATGGTTTAAATTTATCATTTGGTAATCCAACAGGTTGTCTATTAGATTGACATAATCTAGGATAATGTTGATTTAAATTATCATCTGTAAATAACTTTTTATCTAAATTTTTAAGTTTGCTTAATAAATTTGTTTCTTTTTCAAAATTCTTTTTCTTTGGCATACCACCAGAACTTAAAGAATCAGATGAACTAGAATTATTAATTATTACATCACTAGAAGAAGATGATGTTGATTTTTTATTATGTATAGGTTTTTTAGTAACTTTAGATGAATCATTAATAATTTTAGATAACCAAAATAACATATAACATAATTCAATTATAGAATTAATATTAAAAATATTAACTAATATTGTATGTTTATCATTACTAGTTATTGTAAAATGTGTCTTAGTTGTAAAAGATATATTTCTTTTTATTGTATTCTCAGAATTTATTAAATCAATAATTTCTTCTTCTGTTATTTTTTCATTAATGGAATTTTTTAAAAGATCAATAATATCATTATCAGTATATTTAGATTCTTTTAAATCTTTAATATAATCTTCAATACTATAATTATTATTATTATCTTGATTTGTTCTATTATAAATATAAAATTTTTTAGTTTTTGTTACAAAATCATATATTTTTGATGTCTTTTTATCAAATTCATCAATTGAAAAATTTTGAATTTTAAATGTAGCTTGAGTTTTTAATAATTTATCATTAAATTCAAAAGTTTCTTGTTTGAATGTATTATTTAATAAATTTCGTATATTTTCTTTAATTTCAAGAACAGTAGAAATATTATATTTAAATTTATTTTCTAATTTAAAAAATATATTAATATAACCAGTTGGTTCTATTTCAATAAAATAAAAAGTTTTAGTTGATTGTAATTTATTAAATAATATAAGTTTTTCAGTTTTATGAATTTTTTCATCAAAAAATTGAAGAATATCATAATCTGAATTATTTTTAATATTAAAATGTTTATTATAATTATCATAAATCCATATTAAATTATCAATATTTTTAGTATCAATATTATAATAATAATATTTTAAAACTTTATTATCCAAATTAATATTTGTATCAAAATTATATTTAGTAATAATAACATTAGTTATTTCAGAATCATTATTTTTTTCAAATAAAGAATTTAAAGCTATTTCATTTATAATAATTACTGGTCTTTTATAACTACAATATAATTTATCTAAATTTATTTTTTTTAATGTTTCTTTTTGAACAATATTAATTTCTGTTCTTAAAAAAATACCAAATTTTGCTTTATATATTTTTTCTTTATTTTGAATTCCTTTATTAACAACGTTAAATGGATTAATATCAGGTAATTCAGCATTAAATTCAATAGAATCAGTATCCCATAAATAAATATTAGAATAATTAAAATAATCTAAAATTTTTTGTATGGCAACATTTAATTTATCATCTTGATATATAGTGTTAATAGTATGTTGTTTATATTTAGTATTAGAGAACCATTCAGTAACTTTTACAATTTTATTTGGATTATTTATATACATTTTATTTTTTAATTTATTAAAATAAAATAAGAATGGAAGAACGATTTTTAAATTTGCTTAAAGAATTTAAAAAATTAGAGAATTATAAAAATAAAGAAAAAGAAGATATTGATGAAGATATAGATGAAAAAGATATAGATGTAGATGAAGAAGAAGAGGAAGAAGAAGAGGAAGAAGAGGAAGAAGAAGTCTCAATTTTTAGTAAAGATTCCCCATATTTTATACCTTTAATAATTGGTGCAGTAATATTATTCATTGTAATAATATTAGTATTAATTTTTTTATTGTATCCAAAAAGAAATAATGAAGAAATAAATTCACCAATAGAATATCAAAATGCTAAAGTAGAATCACCAATAGATTCACCAGTAGAATCACCAGTAGAATCACCAGTAGAATCACCAGTAGAATCACCAGTAGAATCACCAGTAGAATCGCCAGTAGAATCACCAGTAGAATCACCAGTAGAATCGCCAGTAGAATCACCAGTAAAATCCCAAGTAAATTCATCAACAAAATCAAAAAAAGGAGGTTTAGTTAAAAATTTCGTTTTTTGATATAAAGATTACAATAAATTAATGAATAAACATGGAAGTAATAGATGAGGTTGTTGATAAAACAACAGTAAAAAAAAAGAAAGTAATAATAGGATTACCAGGAAATAAATTTAGTTCAAGATTTCTAGTTTCATGGACAAGTGCTTTAAATACATTATGGGAAAATGGTAAATATGATATAGTAATTTCTCCAGGTGTATCAAGTTTTGTATCATTTGCAAGAATGCAAACATTAGGATTAAATAATTTACGTGGAATAGATCAAAAACCATTTGATGGTATGGATTTTGATCTATTTATAACAATTGATTCAGATATAATTTTTTTACCTCAAAATTTATTGGAATTGATAGAAGCTACAGAACAACATAGTGTTGTTTCTGGTGTATATAGAATGACCGATTTAAAAAGTATGGCAATAGTATCTGAATGGGATATAAATTACTTTAAAAAAGAAGGAAGTTTCAAATATTTAACACATGAAGATTTAGATAACTGGAAAAAAAATAATGAAAATGAAAAGTTTATGAAAGTAGCTTATTGTGGAATGGGATTCATGGCAATAACAAAAGAAGCATTATATAGTTTAAATTATCCATATTTTCAATGTGAATTACAAGAATTTCGTGGAACAGATGGAAAATTAATTCGTGAAATTTGTTCAGAAGATGTAGCATTTTGTAAAAATTTAGAAAAAAGTGGTCATAATATATATGTAATTCCAGATTTAAGAGTAGGACATGAAAAAGAATTAGTAATTTAAAAAAATATGTTTATTTATATAAAATAATGTCATTTAATCGTTCAAAATATGATAATTGTTCTTATAAAAATGAATTAAATAGAAATGTTGGTATATTAGGATATATATTAGATATAAATAATTATGAACATTCAAAACCTTGTAGGCATCAATTAGGTTGGATATCTGGAAATAATGTAAGTCATGTAAAAGGAAATGTAGTAGATCTAGAATCTGATTTAAGAAATCAAACACGGTATATATCAAAATGTGCAAATTCAGTATTTGTTCCGTCAAATGATGGTTTTATATATAATGATAAAACTAATCCAATTAATACAAAACCATTACATTTAAATGCATGTCAGTCAATATCATATCGTTCAGTTCCAATGCCTTATCAAAATTATGTTAATAACAAAAGATGCAATCATTAAATATTTTTGTTCTTTAAATATAAAGAATGCAAACAAATATTAAACAAGATTATTGTAGTTATGATAATCAATTAATGTATTCAATGGGACCCGGATTATATAAAATAAATACACCAGGAAATGATCAAAATGTATGTTCTCAAGATATAACTCCCGACCCATATTTTAGATATCAAAAATACGGATATGCAACTTGTCCTATGGGTACTAATGTAATGGATGAAAGTGAATTAAAAGGTTTAAATTATAAAAATACACATTGTTCAACAAAACAATATGTTCCTGGAAATTACCAAAAAACAGGTTGTGTAATAAATGGTATTTCAAAAAATTGTGGGTCATTTACAGAAGATACTAGATTATCAAATAATGCATGTAATTTACGTGGAACGGGTATAAATCGTTATATACCATGGTTTGCGGGTTGTAATGTAAATCCACAAGATTACAAAAGTATTCAACCATTTAATAATGTACCAACTAATACTAAAGAATTATTTAAACAAAATCATACACCTTGCTTAGAAAAATTAGATGATCAAGAAAAATTATTACCACCCGCAGAAAATGCTAACTTTAAACCCATGTTTAAAGTAAGTGATATTGAACCAACATTATCAGATTATTATCATCATGGTACTGCACCTAAATCATGTTAAATAATATCAACTTTTTGATTTTCCAGTAAAATAAATGCAAATAAACCTAAAATAAGGTATAATAAAAATCGTATATATGTATTATTAAATTGATGAATTAATGTATCAAAAATACCAAAAAGTGATATCCATAATAATATAACAATAATACTAATATATTTAATATTATTTTTCATTTATTTTAAAATTAATATTTTTTTTTACATAAAGATTAACTGGTACTTATTTTTATAGATGTATTAATGTCATTAGAAAATGCGTTAATAAATGAACCTAATATTACTGTAGGAACACAAGATAATTCATTAACTAACGTATTCACAGATGTAATAAATATTGATGGATTTACTATTTTCCGTCAAAGAAATAATTTTTTTAAAAGAGATGAAAAAACTAAACAAATAAGTAAATTGGCGAAAGGTAGTTCTCAAGTTCATAGATGGTATAAAATAAAAGATAAACAAGATATTGTATATTTAAATGGAGATCTAATTTTAGATAATTTAGTATTTACAAATGGAAATATATCTTGTAATATAGATACTTCACGATATAATTCAAATTTAGATAATTCCGCAATTAATTTTTTAGGTATTGGTTATGGAAGTATTTCAGATGAATTTAATGATAGAGACACAGAATCACAAAAAATTATTGTAAATGATGCATGGAAAGAAATAGATGATTCAAGTTTCTTTTGTTCCAAAAATTTAATTATTAATGGAAGTTTGTATGTTAAAAATGGAATACATAGTAATAAAGAATCTAATATATATATTACAGAATTATCACAAAGAAATTATAATTCAGAAAATATTATTAAAGGAACTACACAATGGTCGAATGTAGAAATAACAACATATACCGATAAAACAGTTTATATAGATGGTGATATTATTGTTGCATCTAATATTATAACAGATAGTTCAAATTATAATGATTTAAGTCAATATGATGTTTTAGAACCATATAAATCAATAGAAATTGATAATATTACATTAAAAGACAGCATTAAAATATCAAATTCAGATATAATCTTAAAAAATGAAAATGTAGAAATAAATGCAAAAGAAGATATTAGTTTTTTAGGAAAAAAAATATATATTGATGGAGATATTAATTTTCAATACAAATATGCTAATGTTTTAAAAGAAATATATGAACATTCAGTAATTTATAATTCAATTGGTTCAATGCAAAAAAGAACTGCATTTACAGGACAAATACCAATTAGATATGGATCAAAACATGAATTGGGATATGATTTAAAATGGTCTGGAACAGCTTCAAATTTTGATATTTTTAAACTAGAAGGTGAAATATTCTTAACCGATACAATAACTAAAAATGGTTTTCGTATATTAAGTGATTTTGTTTTAACAATAAATCCATTTAATAATAGTCAAGAATACCCAGGATTAGATAAATTACATCATGTAAATCATGATTATTCAAAAGATATGTTAAAAGATTTATTAGATGTCAATGTTATTAGAATGTCTTCAAAACATGTAAAATTAAGAATAATTTGGGAAACAATTGATAGTTATAAAGAATTATATTATGCAAATTTAGATTTAAATGCAATAATACCAAATCATTTAGCTAAAAGATTAATGATAACACCATATTACAATGTTCATAGAAATGGTGAAATAGATGAAATAAATATGGGTAGTATAAAACCATTTTTAAAATATGAAGATGAAAGACATTTACCAGACCCAAATATTTATTATTATCAAAATGTTGATATTGCTAATTTAAAAATTATTGGTGAAGGTATTCCAAATGAAAGAACATCTTTAACTGTCTATAAAACTAACCTAAATGAAACTATTAATGTAGCAGAATTTTGGGATAAATATGATTATTCTTCATTAAATTTACATGCATTAAGTTGTTTAAATTGTCAAGATGATCATTTTGTTAAAGGAAACTCACAAGGTGTCGTTATTGGTAAATCAGGTATAACCGCTATCGGTATTAATCAAAATAATGAAATATTAAATGATGTTCATTCTAGTAATGAAATTGCACAATTAAATATTATGACAAATAATACATCTATTAATAGAATGAAAGTTGATGGTAATTATAATAGAAAAACAATTATAGATAAAAATGCAAATTTAATAATTGGAAATGAAAAAAATTTTAAAGGACAGAACAGATATTAATAACCCATTAATTAATGAATATGGATTAGATGTTAATGGACATGCATTTATTAATGGTTCTTTTATGATGAAAAGTAATGACATCATTAAAACATTCTATAGTGTTAATAATTATATTAATTTAGATACTACTGAAAATCAAATAGATTGTTATGTTTCTTGGGGAATTAATGAAGAAAACAGTTTTAATATTTTTCAACCTATTAATTTAGATGTAGATTATTATATAACATCAACCAATAAATATCCAATACAATGCAAACAACAAAAATATAGTATCTTAATAAATCCTAGAAATAATATAGATCAAAATATGCCAAACCTAATTTCAGTCTTCCCACGTGAAGGACAAAGTATGTCCGTATTTAGAAATGTTGATGTATATAGCACTAGACTTGAATATAATACTATTAAATTAACATTTAAAGCACAATTTGCTACCTTTGAACATGAAACTGCATTTAGTTCAATCGCATATGCAAATATTACAATAATAGGTGAAAGTAGTTTAAATCAATTTTTTATTTCAAATGAATTAGATTACTATGGAATAATAGATTTACCACCAGTTGATGATTTATATTTAAATCTACGTATTGGAATTTATAAATTAGACATTTATAATTATTTAAAAATTACAGATTATAGTAGAGTTACTTTTAAAGTAATTGATTTAACCTAATAACAATTTAAATGTTTATATACAAGATATGTTTTTATATATAATTTCAGATAAATTAGGAAGAAGCTTCGATTTAAAAATTCAAGCTATCAACAGAAAAAATCAAATAGTTAGTATTCCTTTACATATTTATTGCTTTGAATTTGTTAATATCTATCCAACTAACAATATTTATTATTTAAATGAATTATTAATAGATTTAATCGAAATAAATTTATATGACTTTTATAACTTATCAAATTTACTAGATAGTAATGGAAATCAACTATATCCATGGGAAAATGTTAAAGATTTAATTCGTTTTAAATCAAAACATGATATTAATAGAGAAACAGGAACCTTAAATTTACGTGGTTACCAAAAAGGTGAAAGTTATATTTTAGATATACAAGTTTATCTATTAAACAACGAAGAAACTGATTATCTTTTAGTTAATGATGAATTTAAAATATATTACAATGAAATCATTCAAATTGAAACATTATATAATTCAAATATTATTGTTTATTTCAATTTAACTGATTATGAAAATATATCCAATTTAAAATTTAATTCAGAATACCAATATCATCAATCTACTACACAATTAAGTAATATTGTTTATAATTATGATTTTGAAATATTTACTTCTAATTTAGAAAATCAATATTCTAATATTAATATCGAAAACTTATTTAACAATATAGATATCGATTTAACACTTAATAAATTTTCAAATTTTATAATTAATTATAATAATGAATATGTCTCAAATAATGTAAGTAATATAAATATAGAATTAACTTCAAATTTAATAATAGAACGTGAAAATTATTATATTGATTTAGAATATAATCTAAATCAATATTCTAATTTTAAAATTAATAACATAAAATCATTATATTTACTAGATTATTATTCAAATGTTAATTTAGATTTTATTAGATTCAATACCGAAAATAATTTAGTTAATGAAAATTTTATTAATTTAACTATTGATGAAATAAATAAATCTGTAATAGTTAATGCTTATTATTTAGATAATTATTATTCAACTGTAAATTCAAATTTAACTTTAGAAGTTGTTAATTTTTAAATTACTTTTTTTTTGTTAATTATATGTAAATGAATAATTTACAGCAATATAATAAAGAATTACAAGAAAAATTTTTAAGAACATTAAATAATAGAGAAAAAAATAATGAATATACAACCACACAAAATAACATTATAAAAAAAACTAAAAAATATAAACTTGAAAAAGATATAATAATTTTAGATAGTGAAGATAGAGACAAAACTATTTATCCTAAACCAAATAATTATATCTTAAATTTATTAGAAGACTTAAAAAATGTTGTAGCAATTAGATTATTAAAAAGTGAATATTTATTAAAGGATAGTTCATTTAATATATTAACTATAAATGATCAAGTAGTACCATTACAAGTTTATAAAAATATTCATGCTTATCTATATCTAAATGGATATAATAAAATAAAAATGGCGAATCGTATTACAACCCCTATATTTAGTAGTTTATCAACAGGTATTCATAATTATCCAGTTCAAAATAGTGATTTTCGTATTGATCCATATGTTCATCGTTTAAATCCTATAGAAAAAAGATTAAATAAATTTGATATTAAATTATTAGATAATAAAGGTGAATTAGTAGAAATTGTAGATCCAGATAAAATACAAATTATATTAACTTTAATAGTTTATAAATTAGTATAAATATTATCTTTATTTTAATAAAATGACAGAAAAATACTTAAATTCCATCAATAAATTAATTCATTTAGGTAATCATAATGATAAAAATAATATAATTATTACAGATGACTATGAAAAAGCTTTTTTTAATAATAGAAATGATTATTTAAAAAGTCAGCTAAGAGTATTAAATAATATTTGGACACCAAAATTAAATGTATCAGAAATAAAAACAACATATGATTGTAATGTTTTAAAAATTGGTGAGAATGATAAAATTATACATTTAGTAAATAAAATTGGAATAAATGAAACGGAACCAATTGTTACATTAGATATTAATAATTCAGATGGATTAAAGATACCATCTGGAACTGTTAATGAACGTCCAACTACATTAAAAAAAGGTATTATACGTTATAATTTAGAATTAGATCAATTTGAAGGTTATGGTGCTGGAAATGCATGGGGGTCTTTAGGTGGTGTTATTGATGTAAATCAAGATACATTTGTAAGAGCAGAAAAAACAGCAGGTCTTGATAATAATGAATTAGAATTTTATACTTCAAATATTGAACGTATGATTATTAAAAATGACGGAAAAGTTGGTATTGGAACAAATACACCAAACGGAATCTTTGAAATCAATAATAGACTATTAGTTGATGATGAAAAAATTCAATTTAAAAAAGATTTAATTCCAAATCAAAATAATACATTAAATGTTGGTAGTTCCAGATACACAATATCAGAACTCTTTTTATCTAAAGATAGCTTATGGATTGATGATTTAGATCATTTATTAATTGAAAATTCCAATTTAAAATTTACTAAAAGAAAAATAGATAAAGTACCAGATGTAATATTAAATTTAAATGGAAGTGAAGCAGGAATATTAACATTTACAGGTAAAACAACATTAAATGAAATAAATTTAACAGAATGGTTAGATTACGGTAAAACTTTAGATAGTAGTTTAACATTAAAAACAATATTTAATAATGAAATAGACATTAGTTCATCAGTTTATACATGGATAGAATCAAGTAATAATAATATATATTTTAATCCAGAATATAATAATATTGGTATTGGAACAGATACACCTAAAGTATCTTTAGATATTAATAGGACAGATGCAATTAAAATTCCTAAAGGAAGTACAGCAGAAAGACCAACAAATTTAATTCAAGGTTATATTCGTTATAATTCAGAATTAGAACAATTTGAAGGTTATGGTGCTGGAAATACTTGGGGAAGTTTAGGAGGTGTTATTGATGTAAATCAAGATACATTTGTAAGAGCAGAAAAAACAGCGGGAATTGATAATAATGAACTAGAATTTTATACTTCAAATATTGAACGTATGATAATTAAAGATACTGGAAAAGTAGGAATTAATGTATCAGAACCAACACATCAATTACATGTTAAAGGAACAACTAGAATTGAAGGTGATTTAATTGTTAATGGTGTTCAACATATTATTGATACAGATACAACAACTACTGAACAATTAAAAATAACTAATGATGGAACAGGACCAGCATTAGTTTTAAATCAATTAGGTAGCGAACCAGTTCTTGATTTTCAAAATAATTCTAATTCAGTATTTTTTATTAAAGATGGCGGTAATATAGGTATTAAAACAAATGAACCTAATATATCATTACATGTTAATACAACTGATGGTATTATTATACCTAAAGGAACTACCTTAGAAAGACCAACTTATTTAGAAAAAGGTATTATAAGATATAATTCGGAATTAGAACAATTTGAAGGTTACGGTGCTGGTAACGCATGGGGATCATTAGGTGGTGTTAAAGATGTAGATGGTGATACTTATATAACAGCAGAAAAAACACCAGGATTAGATAATGATGAATTACAATTTTATACTTCAAATATTGAACGTATGATTATTAAAAACGATGGTAAAATAGGTATAGGAACTAGCGAACCAACAGAATCTTTAGAAATTATCGGTAATATTAAAATATCTGGTATTATTGAAAATGATTTTTTTGATACAAAATATTATTCACAAGATTATATTAATATTAATTTTTTAAATTTAAATTATAATTTGAATCGTGTAAATTATAATAGTGATAAAGATAATAGTATTGTAGGATTTTATAAATTTGATAATGATTACTTTATAGGTGAAGATAGTTCTACACAAAAAAACGATTTAATTAATATTGGTTCAAATTTAACACTTAATAATAATATTAAAATATCAGGCAAAAATTCAATATTTTTTGAATCAGATAATCAATATTTACAAACTATTAAAAATATAGATTTATATAATTATTGGAATGAAAATAACGGATTTTCAATTTCATTTTGGACAAATATAACAGATATAACAGAAAATTTAATATTTTTAGGTTCAGAATATACAAAATTTGTAATTTATTATAATGATAAAGTAAATATTCGTGTAAATGGAAATTTATTAACACAGAATTTAGATATAACTATTAACCAAAACCAATGGACCCATCATTTATTTGTATTTACTAAAAACGAAAATAATAATACAAATGTATATTATTATAAAAATAATGTAAAATATGTAATTGCTGAAGATATCGAAATTTTAATTGTACCATCGTTAAATAGCAAATTTAATTTTGGACATATTAATAATACAAATGCTTTCATTGGAACAACATTTAAAGGATATTTAGATGATATACGTTTTTTTAATAAAAATTTAACAGATAGTGAAGTTTCTAATACTTTTTATGATAAATCAATTTATGTCCGACCATATACCTTACAATCATTAGGACAATTAGAAATGAATAGTAATAAAATACCAATATTCTTAAATGAAACAGTTTCCGGAACAGTAGATTTTTTAAATGAATCAAATTTAGAAAGTGATAGCATTAATGCAATAGCAACACAACACAGCGTAAAAACATATATTGATACAACTTCTTCAAATTTATATGAACTTTTAAGATTAAAACCTGGAACTATTACTAATGAATTATTAGCAGGAGATATAACTGATGACAAATTACTTGAAAGATATGTGAAAACAAGTGATTTGATAAATATGCAAACACATACAACAGATATTTTACAAATAGAAAACGGTGGAACTGGTGCAAGTAATATTTTAGATGCACGTTCTAATCTAGGATTATCAATAGATATTGATGTTCAAGCCTATAACTCCAGATTACAATCTATATCTGATCAACCAGGTAGTTTTAATAAAATACCTATTTTTGTTAATAATAATGAATTTAAATATATAGATTTTATAGATGATGATGATATGGCATTAAATAGTTGTAATGCCATACCAACACAAAAAAATATTAAAACTTATATTGAAAATTTTATTAATAACTTTGGTACAGATGTATTAAAAATTGGAATTCAAACATTGGATATATCAGATATCGATACTGGTATAACAACTAAATTTAATAACTGTGAATTTTATTTAACTTTATATATTGATTATTATTTAATAGGTGCATCTATTACACAACAATATAGATCTTTCATTGATAATTTATGTAATTCTTTAGGTATTTTATTAAATATACCAAAAGAAGATATATCTGTTGAAGATTTATATTCTGGTTCAATAATTTTTAAAATAAAAGTAAAATCAACAGATAGTAGAAATTCAGCAATAAATATATATAATACATATTTAAATTATGATAATTTGATATTAGAATGTAATTTAGATTTGGATCTATTTTCAAATTCTTATATAAATATTGATGAAAATATATCAAATCAAGCATTTGAATTAGATAAAAATATAGTTTATATAACATTGGATAGTGATAAAGAATATACAATTAATATTAATGATATAGTTTCAACACCATATTTAATATATGAATTAGAATCAAATATTTATGATAGTATTATTTATAATGCATTACAAAATACATTAACATTTACAGGTGACTATCGTAATACAACTTATGATGTATTTTTAAATATTAATAAATTAGATATTAGTGAAACTATGACGTTAAGAGTAACAGAAATAGCACCAATAATAGATGCCTATGTCTCATCAAATATGACAATTTATATTGGAAATGATACAAAACAAATTAATCTTAAAGATAAATTTATTGGTCCTCGATTTAATTTAATACAATTAGTTCAAACAAGCGAATTTAATAATGTTACCTATATAAATAATAATTTATATGAAATAACAGGTAATTTTAGAAATACAACATACGACATTGTATGGAGTGGAACTCAATTAAATGATACATTACTAGAAGGACAAGAAAATAAAACATTAGAATGGAAATTAACAGTTATTGAATTACCATCAATACCAAGTAAAATATTTAGTGATATTGATAATATTAATATAAGTCAATTTAAAACTTATAATTTAACTGCAATATTTAATGGTCCAGATTTAATCTATACATTATTAAAAAATCCATATAATTCAGCAGAAATATCTGGTGAATTATTAATTATCGAACCAAATGAAAGAGGTATAAGTTATGAATTAATTGTAGAAGCAAAAAATTTATCCAAAAGAATAAATTGGAAATTAAATGTAACAGAAAATTTACCAGTAACACCTACCTTATTAATTGATGATCTAAATATAAATTTAGCTGATGAACATTATAGTGTAGATTTAACAACTGTATTTTCTGGAAAACATGTAAATTATAATTATAATGTACTTTATAATCATATATTAAATAGCAATATATTACCAAATATAGATTATTTTGAATCAAATATTCCATATGCAAGATATCACTCTAAAAATTTTAACAAATATGAAAATGTTGTCTATAATTTAGGTAAAGCTAATCAATTTAATTTAGAACTATTAGAAGGAAATGTTTATGAAAGTTTTGATAATAATGTTTCATATATTTATGGTGATAAAGATACTGTAATGAGATTTAAAATGCCAAATACAACAAATTATACAATTTGTGCATTACTTAAATATAATGGTAATAATCGTGGAACAATTTTAGGAACTGATACATCATTTATAGGTCATTGGAATGATATTAAAGGATTTGTAAATATAAATAGTATAAATGTAACGAGTATCACTGGATTACCAGATAAAGATGATTGGTTAATCGTTTTATATAATAATAATGAAACAGCACCTAATAATGTTCAATTTTATCCATCAAATAGTGATGTTTTATCTACAAAAACAACTAATATAATTTTTGATTATTTATATATTAATAAACAAAAAAATTCAGATTGGGCATTAGCAGATATCGTTGTTTTTGATAAAGAATTAACAGTTGAAGATAATAATATAATTGTAGATATATTTAAAGATTATTTATTAAATGTAAATAATAATTTACAAAATGATTTAAAACTAAAAGATATTTCAGTATTCTTAAATAATTTTAGTTTAGATGAAAATAGTAATTTGGTTATTATTGATGCTAATAATATTGGAATTAGTTATAATATCTTATTAACTGCAACAAATGTATCTGGTAATATAGATTGGAATTTAACTGTAAATGAAGCAGAACTATTAAATAAAAATACGGATATTACATTAACCAGTGGATTATATGAATTTGGATTAAACTATATATTTAATGATTTTAATTTTAATACCAATATATCTATTAATAACAGTAATATCTTTGATATCGAAAATAATAAATTATTACTTTATCCAAAATATAGAGAAATTGCTTATATTATTGAATTAAATAATGGAACAAATAATTTTGTTTTAGAAGTTAAAGAACTGGAAAAACAAAAACCTAAATTATTAAATGAAAATTATTATTTAATTAATGAAAATACTAATTATTATTCAAATATTATTGATAATATTGATAATCAAAATACTATATTAGATATTAATACATCAAATAATAATTTTTATTTAACTGGAATAGGAATAGATTTTAATTATATTAATCAAGATTCTACTAATATAACTATAGATATTGAAAAATCATCAATTATTGAAATGAATGTAACAAGTTATGGAAATCACCCATTTACAATTGTAAAAAGTGACACAAATCCAGAGAGAATTAATTCAGATTCAAATAGATATATAAATAGTGGTTTAGTTTATACGGGTTATTATGAAATTGCATATGGATTAATAACAGGTAAAGTTACATGGGATACATCAACTAGCGATGTTGGAAAATATTATGCATTATCAATATATGATAGTGATGTTTATTTTATTATAAATATAATTGATAAAATTGATCAAGGAATTGAATATTTAATTAATCTAAATACATTAAAAGTAAATCCAATAACTGATAATTACAAAGATTTCAAAATATTAGCAAATAATACTTATGGAACATCAATTTTAAATGTTAAATTAATTAAAGATACAATTGAAAATAATATTTTAACAGATAATATTATTAATATTTCAATATCTGAGAATTTTAATATAAATTTGTTTAATTATAAATATGCAAATAATTATAGTATATTAAATAATCCAGATTCAATAAACATAAATATTAATAATAATATATTATCAATACAATATACAAATAATGGAATATATGAATTATTAATTAAAATGGATGATTATATTTATGTATTTAAAATAACAGAAATATAGACCATAAATATCCAAATTTTTATTTTTTTTTATTTAGATAAAACACTGCATTGAAATATGCATAAAAATATTATCTGTTCTAATCAAAAATATGAAAAGATATTTGAATAAATTAAAAAAACTGATTTATTCTGAACCGGAATCGAATTTTTTAGTAATAACAGACCAATCATCTAATGTTGTAAATACGGGAGATCAGTTAAAAGTTTTAAATGATATTTGGACTCCAAATATTGATGTTTCAGATATCTCAATAAATTCAAATATTTTAAAAGTTGGTGACAATGATAATAGTATAAATCTAATAAATCAAACTGGAATAAATGAAACGGAGCCAGTTGTATCATTAGATATTAATAATTCAGATGGATTAAAAATACCATCTGGTACTGTAAATGAACGTCCAACTACATTAAAAAAAGGTATTATACGTTATAATTTAGAATTAGATCAGTTTGAAGGTTATGGAACTGGTAATGAATGGGGAACATTAGGTGGTGTTACTGATGTAAAAAAACAATCATTTATAAGAGCAGAAAAAACACCAGGATTAGATAATAATGAATTAGAATTTTATACTTCAAATATTGAACATATGATTATTAAAAATGATGGTAAAGTAGGCATTGGAACAAATACACCAAATGGAATCTTTGAAATTAATAATAAATTATTAATTACTGAACAAAAGATCCAATTTAAAAAAGATTTAATTCCAGATGAAAATAATACTTTAAATATTGGTCATATTAAACAAAAAATATCCGAAGTGTTTTTATCAAAAAATACATTATGGATTGATGATTTAGATCATTTAATTATTGAAAATTCTGATTTAAAATTTACAAAAAGAAAAACTAATAAAGTACCAGATGTAATATTAAATTTAAACGGAAGTGAAGAAGAAATATTAACACAAACCGGTAAAATAACTTTAAATGAGATAACTTTAACAGAATGGTTAAGTTATGGTAAAACTTTAGATAGTAGTTTAACGTTAAAAACTATATTTAATAATGAGATAGACATTAGTTCATCAGTTTATACATGGATTGAAGATAATAACAATGTAATATTAAATAAAAATAATATTGGAATTGGAATAAATACACCAAATGTATCATTAGATATTAATAGGACAGATGCAATTAAAATACCTAAAGGAACTACAGCAGAAAGACCAACAAATTTAATTCAAGGTTATATTCGTTATAATTCAGAATTAGAACAATTTGAAGGTTACGGTGCAAGTAATACTTGGGGAAGTTTAGGTGGTGTTATTGATATAAATAAAGATACATTTGTAAGAGCAGAAAAAACCGCGGGATTTGATAATAATGAACTAGAATTTTATACATCAAATATTGAACGTATGATAGTTAAAGATACTGGAAAAGTAGGAATTAATGTATCAGAACCAACACATCAACTACATGTTAAAGGAACAACTAGAATTGAAGGTGACCTAATAGTTAATGGTGTTCAATATATTATTGATACAGATACAACAACTACTGAACAATTAAAAATAACTAATGATGGAACAGGACCAGCATTAGTTTTAAATCAAATAGGTAGCGAACCAGTAGTTGATTTTGAAGATAGCTCAAATTCTGTATTTTTTATTAAAGATGGCGGTAATATAGGTGTTAAAACAAATGAACCTAATATATCATTACATGTTAATACTACTGATGGTATTATTATACCTAAAGGAACTACCCTAGAAAGACCAACTTATTTAGAAAAAGGTATTGTAAGATATAATTTAGAATTAGAACAATTTGAAGGTTATGGTTCTGGAAATAATTGGGGGTCATTAGGTGGAACAATAGATCAAAATAAAGATACATTTGTAAAAGCAGAAAAAACACCAGGTCTAGATAATGATGAATTACAATTTTATACTTCAAATGTTGAACATATGATTATTAAAAGTGACGGTAAAGTAGGTATTAATACAGAAAATCCTACAACAGCATTAGATATTGTAGGAAATGTTAAAATATCAGGAAATATAACTGGAGATACATTAAAAAATTATTATTATTCTAAAGATGAAGTAAATAATAATTTTTTAACTTTAAATTACAACTTAAATCGTGAAAATTATAATAGTGATAAAGATGATAGTATTATTGCATGGTATAAATTTGATGATAAATATACAATTGGTATTGATAATTCAGAAAATTTAAATAATTTAGTAATTATGAATAATATTGAAGAAATAACAAATCCATTAACATTAAATAGTAATATTAAAATAACTGGAAAAAGTTCAATATTTTTTGAATCAGATAATCAATATTTAAGAAGTATTAAAAATATTGATTTATATAATTATTGGAATGAAAATAATGGATTTTCAATTTCATTTTGGACAAACATAACAGATATAACAGATAATATAATATTTTTAGGTTCAGAATATTCAAAATTTGTAATTTATTATAATGATAAATTAAATATTAGAATAAATGGTAATTTATTATCTGAAAATTTAGATATAACTATTAACGAAAACCAATGGACACATCATTTATTTGTATTTAGTAAAAACGAAAATAATAATACAGATGTATATTATTATAAAAATAATGTAAAATATATAATTGCAGAAAATATTGAAATTTTAATTGTTCCATCTTTAAATAGTAGATACAATATTGGATATATAGAAAGTACAATAACATTTACAGCAAATATATTTAAAGGATATTTAGATGATATACGTTTTTTTAATAAAAGTTTAATTGATAATGAAGTTTCTAATATTTTTAATGATACATACAAATTTGTAGAACCATATACCTTACAATCATTCGGACAATTAGAAATGAATAGTAATAAAATACCAATATTTTTAAATGAAACAGTTTCTGGAACAGTTGATTTTTTAAATGAATTAGGTTTAGAAAGTGATAGTATAAATGCAATAGCAACACAACACAGTGTAAAAACATATAATACTAATTCTACATCAAATTTAACTGGTATTTTAGAAATAAAACCAAATGATATAATTAATGAATATTTAAATGGTGATATTACAGATGATAAATTATTAGAAAGATATGTAAAAACTTGTAATTTAATAAATGTAAGAACACATGCTGATAGAGTTTTACAAATTAATAATGGTGGATTAGGTGTAGCTAATGAAGCAATGTTAAATAATAATAATAATGTACAAACAAATTTAGGATTAATACCAACTCAAACAATTCAAAAATATAATGATAGATTACAATCATTATCAAAATTAGATATAATAGATAAAACAGTACCAGTTTATGAAGATGAAAGTAATTTTAAAGCAATAAGATTTAGTAATGATGTATCATTTTCGAATGTAAATGATGATACAATTGCATGTCAATATTCAACAAAGAATTTTATTGAAAGTTATATAACAGAATATTTTAATAGAGTAATTGGAATTGGACAACAAGATGTAACAGAAGAATCATTTGATTTATCAATGGATTTTAAAGAACCAGATTATGATTTATCTTTAACATATGATATGACAATTGAAGAATTAGGTGCAGAAGGAACAGATTTATATAATAATTTTACATCAAATGTAATATTTGAATTAAGTATGAATTCTGGTATTCCAGAAGAAGATATAGAATTTATAGGTGTTGATATAGGTTCAGTTATTTTAAAATTTAAAATTAAATCTAGGAAAAATAGAATATCAAGTTTAAATTTAGTTGAATTTAAAGAAGATGTAAGATTACATGGTGGAAATTTTATTAAATATGAAAATTTAAATCAAATTGATGAAAATAAAATATTTGAAATAAATCATAGGAATTTTAATTTAAATTTGGAATGTAATATAGAAAATTCAAATGTGTTCGAATATGATTTTTCAGAACATAGAAGTATAAATAGTTATAAAGAATTTGTAAATAGTATAAATGGTACGACAAGTGGTATAGCAAATTCATCAGACGAAGGTGTTTTTAATTCAGGTAATGGAGTAGCAAATGTTTCAATACCATTAAGTTTTGAATCAGGATATGTAAAAATAAATTATAATAATTCAAGTTGGGAAGATTCTATTTCTATAAATAATAAAGTTAAATTAAATTTAAAAGGAAATAATATTAATAAATATTTAAAATATTCATCAAATGATATTTTAAAAATAACAGAAAATAATTCAGGAATAGCTTATGATATGAAATTAACAATAATACCAGAAATAAATAATTTTAATTTAAATAAAGTAGAATATGATTTAAATATTGAAAAACACATAACAAATATAAATTTAGAAGATTATATACCAAATAGTTTTACTAATTTTGAAATAGTAAATAGTCCATATGAAAATGCATTAATATTACCAGGAAATATATTAGAAATAACAACCGCATTTTTAGAAAGAAATTATAAATTAGAATTAAAAGCAAGAAAAAGTAATTTTGAAAAATTTTTAATATTTAATATATCAGAATTTGATAGAAATGCAAGAACAAAAGAAGAACATTATTTTTTGTTAAATCGTAATTCAAGAGAAATTAATATATCAGATAAATTTATTGGAGATGAATTTGGTGATATAAGTTTAATTCAAAATCCCCATAATAATATAAATTTAATAAATCTAAGTGAAAAAATTTATGAAGTAAGTGGGAATTTTAGAAATGATGAATATGATATAATTTGGCAAGCAACACCAGTTGGACAAACAGAACCAATTAGTTATACTTTAAAAATTAAAGAAATGCCACCAATTCCAGTAAAATTATTTCCAGATGCAGATTTAATAATACATAAAGATGAAGATAAAACTTATAATATTTCAGCAATATTTTCTGGGGTTGATTTAATTTATGAATTTCTTAAAAATCCATTGGATTCCTATTTAACAGATACACAATTATTTTTAATTGAAGATCAAAGAGGATATACATATGATGTAGAAATTCAAGCAAAAAATATATCAAAAACATTAATATGGAAAATAAGTATTACTGAAGATCTACCAGCTTTACCCATTCCAAAAAATAATCCTATTTTATTATTTAGTAATAATGATTTGGAAATAGATTTACAAACAATATTAGAAGGTGGAAAACATTTAAGTTATAAATATGAAATTAATTACAATAAAGATTATTTAACAGATATTCATAATTTTTTCATTGAAAATCCACCAATAATTAGATATCATTCTAAAAATTTTAATAGTTATTTAAATGTATTTCAAAATACTGGAACAAATATTAATGATAATTTAGAGATAATTGAAGGAAATATTTATGAAAAACAAGTGAATCATATAAAATATGTATATGGTGATAAGGATACAGTTTTACGTTTTAAAATGCCAAATACAAATGATTATACAATATGTGCATTAATAAAATATAATGGTGAAAATACTGGAACAATATTAGGCGATGATACATCATTTATAGGTCATTGGAATAATACTAAAGGATTCGTTAAAATAAATAATACAAATATAACTAATATTACCACAACTGAAGTAATAAAAGATTGGTTAATAATTTTATATAATAATTCATTAGAATCACCTAACAATGTTTTAATGTATCCAGAAATAGAAACTAGTATAACAACTGAACAAAAAATATTCAGTTATTTATATATAAATAAACAAAAAAATTCAGATTGGGCTTTAGCAGATTTAGTTGTTATTGATAAAAGATTAGAAAGTATTCAAAATCAAGAATTAATAAATATTTTTAAAGATTATTTATTAAATGGAAATTTAAATTTACTAAATGATATTAAAGCAAAAGATATATCAACAAGTTTTGTAAATTCAAAAAAAAGTTATAAACAAATATATAATAGTGAATTACCAGTATTTAATAGTATTAATAATGATTTAGTATTTAGACTAGATGCATTAAATGTTGATAATTCAAATAATATGACATTAAATAATGATGATTCAATAACAAATTGGTATGATTTAAGTGAAAATGGTGTAATTGGAACATCAACAAGTAAAGCACCAAAATTTAAATTATCAAGTGAAAATATACCATCAATATTGTTTAATGATAGTAGAGTTAATTTTGGTTTAGTTGATAATGAAATAACAGATTATACATATTTTATTGTTTTTGATGTTCCAGATGAGAGTTATCAAAATGGAAATTCGAGCGGTAGACAATGGCCTGTTCATTTTAGTAATTATTTTACATCATCAACTGAACACTATTCTGCACCTAATTTTAATTCTTCATTGATAAAATATCATGAAGTAATACCACTAACAGTTCATAGTCGTGTTAGAGAAAATGTAAATCTTGGAAATATTATTATTGGTAATATAAATGCTAATTATCATCCATTTTTTGGAAATTTATATGAAATATTAATATTTAAAGGTAGATTAACAACTATCGAAATTAAAAATATTGAAAATTATTTAACTTCTAAATGGATAAATAAAAGTCCAAATTATTTAAAAGAATTAATAACATTAGTTCCAAATAATTTAAATTTATTATATGATATATCTCTTACAGCATCTAATATTGCAGGTGTTGTTGATAATTCAGTTAAAATTAATGAAATTTCAAATGAATCAAGTAATTTTATAGAATTAACAAAAGGAAAAGTTGATATTAATTTAAGTTATATATTAGATAGTTTAAATAAAACAATTGAAACAATAGAACCTTCAATTAATTTAAATAATATTCATGAAATTAATGGAAATACATTAACTATATATCCAAATTATAGAAATGTTTTATATTTAATTGAAGTTAAAACAAATGAAAATAAGTTAGTTTTTGAAATAAAAGAAAAAGATATAGATTATCCAAAATTATTAAATAAGTATTATTTAATTGATAATAGAATAAAAATAAAAAATAATATTAATGTATTAAATTCTGGTTATCTATTTAAAAAATCAACACTAATTTTTAATGAAACAAATCAATTTATAATTGAAAATAATATACCAAATTGTTTTATATTAATAATTGATAATTCTAAATTTACTTATTTGGAAAATTTAAATTTAGAAAAAGGTTTTTATAATGTAAATGTTAATGAGAATAGTTATATAGAAAATTACATAACAAAAACTAAATATGAAACTGTAAATAATTTTGATTTAGAATTAATAAATAATTATATTTTAAAATTTGAAGTATCTGATGAAATTCTAACAACAAATACATCAAAAATATTTATAAAATATAGAGAAAATTTTACAAATATAGATGAAAGTAAATTTATTTATGATAATTTTATAGAACCTAGATTTTATAATGAAATAACAAATTTAAATATAAATTTTAAATTACATGAAGAAATAAATTGTAATATTATTGATGAATCTTATCGTGTAATTAAGATTGATAAAGAAATTACAATAGAATTTCCATTTTTATATGAAAGTAATGAAATATTATATAATTTTAACAATAATTATTATTATTATAGTAATATTCCCTTAAATGGAAAATATGCATTTGATAGTAATATTAATTTAGTTTCAGATTCCAATTTATTTATAAATGTTTCAAACTTAACTAATGATTTTGTAAATATTGGTTTAGAAAGTTTTAATATATCGAGTTTAGATAATAATAATTTTATTTTAATAAAATATGATGAATATAAAATATATGAAAATAAATATATATGGTATTCTTTAGATAATAAACCATTTTTTTATGATTTAAATGAAAAGGATTTTATTAAACAAACAGTAGATTCAAATGTTGAAACAGTTACTTCAAGTAATTTAAATATAAATTCTAATATAATAGAAATAAATAATTTAGAAAGTGTAACACTAATTGTTAATGATAATAATTCAATAAATTTTGATAATAATTATGAAAATATAGATATAGGTTTATATCATAAAGAAAAACTATATTATAATTCAAATTTAAATATTAATGGTGTAGTTGATATAAATATCAATTCAACTCAAACATCAGATAATAGTATTGCAAGATATTTATTTAATAATAGTAATATTGGAAAAGATGAAAATAATAATTATAATTTAATAGAACATAATGGAACATTAAAATTATTTGAAAATAAATATTTACACTTTGATAAAACACAAGCTTATTTAAAAACTCAAAATTTAAATCTATCTCATACTGAATTTACTGTTTCATTTTGGTTAAAAATTAATTATTTAGATAATTATAGAGATTTAAATATATTTACAATTGATAATTTAAATATTGGAATAAAATATAATTTTAAAAAATTAGAATATTTTATAGATTTTGGTAATAATAGTTTAAAATCATTTCCATATTATGGAAATGATGTTAATCAATGGAATTTTTTTACATTTGTTGTTGAAAATAATAATAATAGAAAAATATTTAAGAATGGTGAGTTAATAAATTATGATATAAATAATGAATATTTATTACTAAATAATTATGAATTAACGATAGGAAATCAATTAAATGAAAATAATCATGATTATTTAATATCAAAATTAAGTATATTTAAGAATGCTTTATATCAGAATGAGATAAAGGAGTTATATAATACGGATAATTTTATATTAAATAAAACTCGTTTAGATTATGAATATTTATTTAACGATGGAACTAAATTTAATCTAATTTCAAAAAATAATTTAATAGAATTTTATAATGACTCACTTTTTACAGATTATAATAATACTTTAAGTTATACTCAATTTATTGTTAATAATAAATATAATATTGATATTGAAAATTATATTGAAAATCCAGAAAGTAATGTATATATATTTAAATATAATAAAAATAATTATGAATAT